CGGCCCCATTCTGGTTATTGCCCCGATTCGCCCCATGTACATGGTATGGCCCAAGGAGATAGCTAAGTGGGACGAATTTAAGCATCTCTCATACACCATCCTTCATGGTGACGAGAAAGATGACAATCTTAATAAGATGGTCGACATTTACCTCATAAATCCCGAGGGTCTCAAGTGGTTTATGAAAATGGGAGGGATGGAGAAGATCAAACCTGAGTTGCTCATAGTGGATGAGTCCACGAAATTCAAGGATTACGCTACGGCCAGGTTTAAGCTCATGAAACCATACCTGAGCTACTTCAAGCGTAGAATGATCCTAACGGGGGAGCCTGCTCCTAATGGGTACATAGACCTATTCGGTCAGTGCTTCGTAATGGACCAGGGCCGCACTTTAGGCCGTTACATAACCCACTATCGTGCGAATTACTTTGTCGAGTCCGGATATGGCGGTTACGACTACAAGTTGCGGCCGGGAGCGGACAAGGAGATTCAGGAGAAGTTGAAGCCCTCCGTTATGCGGCTCGCCGCCGAGGACCACCTCGAGATGCCGGAGCTAATTTTTGACGACATCTTCATCGAACTTGATCCAGCGAGTCGCAAGATTTACAAGCAATTCGAGGATGATTTCTTAGCAGAAATTGGGAGCGCAACTATCGCTGTGTTTAATGCGGCGGCTAAGGGCACTAAGTGTAGACAAGTAGCAAATGGTGGGGTGTATGACGAGTTCAAGATAGCCCACCACGTCCACGATATCAAGACGGCAGCGATAGTTGACCTCGTGGAGCAGCTCCAAGGAAATCCGTTGCTCGTAGCTTATGAGTTCGAGCATGATCTTGAGAGACTGCGAAGAGTGTTCCCCCAGGCTCCTTGCCTTACGGGAATGACAGGGAAGAAATTGGAGGAAGTGATCAATGGTTTCAACGAAGGAACAATTCCAGTTTTACTTGCGCACCCTCTCTCAGCGGGTCATGGGCTTAATCTACAAGAAGCTTGCCACCACGTATGCTACTATGGACTCACCTGGGACCTTGATTTGTACCATCAGTTTTACAAACGTGTGTGGAGACAAGGTAACCCACATAACAGAGTTTTCGTTCACCGAATACTCGCTAACAAGACACTCGACAGAAAGGTCGCTCGTGTCCTCCTACAGAAAGACTCTGATCAGAAGGCTCTCCTAGCAGCCCTTCAAGTCAAGAAAGATGAGGAAGATGAATGAATGTAATCGTCAAGTTACACGGAACGTCAGGATCAGGTAAGACCACGGTAGCTCGTGGTCTTATGGAGACAGGTCGTACAGAAACTATCCTCAACTCAGCTAATCGCAAGCCTGAGGCATATAAAACCATAGTCCCCTTTTTGAAGGAACCTCTCTATGTCCTCGGCCCCTACACCGCCACCTGCGGTGGACTTGACAGTTTGTCTGACGTCGAAGATCATATTAGACTCCTCAATACTTATGGTCAACTCGGGCATGTATTCTATGAGGGACTCCTTGGCTCCGAGTATTATGGCCGAATTGGAGCGGTCTCTGAAGCGTTTGGGCGAAGACATGTCTTCGCCTTTCTTGATACACCCATTGAACTCTGTCTTGAACGGATTAAGACCAGGAGAGAGGCGAGAGGTAACACTAAGCCTCTCAATCCAACTAATACCGTCGGGCGAGTCGCCAAAATCGAGCGGCTAAAGCATCGACTTCTCGACATGGGTCGTGAAGTAGAGGTGATTGACCATCGGTACCCAGTTGACCACATTCTAACCATTTACAAGAACTACGATGCTCAACCTTGAACTGTTAGACAAGTTAAGGTATTGGATTGCCGAACGGGAGAGCATTCGTATTCGGAAGGATGCGGCCCTCCCACGCCCATGGACCCGTGACCCTATTCTCCAGAGCTACAAGTTCTGTAACGTCCATCGAGAGGATGATCGAGTGACTCGATGGTTCGCCCAAAACTGGAGAAATGAGAAATACTGGGGTGAAAGTACATTTGTTTCGGCAATAATCTTTGGACGGACCATTAATTGGCCCGCAACGCTGGAAGCGATTGGCTTCCCCCATATATGGAATAAGGATGAGGTTTGCGACGTAATGGATCGACTCCAGGCTATGGGGAAGAAAGTGTATACTGGAGCTTACATGATAACGGCGGGGCCGACTGGCGTTCGTAAGAACAAATGGGTAACGGACAACGCTGATTCATACTTCCAGAAACCACCGTTGATTGATCCCAAATCAATTAGAGTGAGTTGGGAACGGATTGTTGGAAACGAGTATCCGTGCGTGGGCCCGTTTATCGCAGGACAGGTTATCGCTGATCTAAAACAGACTCCACTTCTGGCTAAGGCTGAGGATTGGTGGGATTGGGCAGCGTTAGGCCCAGGTTCGGCCCGAGGCTTGAACAGACTCCATGGTCGTGATCTCAAATTCTTAATTCCGCAGCCCAGGGGGCTAACAGAAATGCGAGAGGTGAAGTCAGTATTGAAGTTGGAACTCTGTCTTCAAGATGTGCAGAATTGTCTCTGCGAATTCGATAAGTACATGCGAGTTAAGCTGGGGCAAGGGAAGCCAAGATCAGGTTACCACGGAGCATAACATGGCACATGAATCTATACAGCCAGAAGTTATAAATGTAATGAATCGTTTGGGCAACGTTATTGACGAAGCATTCAATGGTAAACCCTTGCCTAAAAACAGAAGGTGGGGATTTGTTCTACTCTGCTTCGAATTTGGTCCAGATGATGGAACTCATAGAATGAATTACATAAGTAATGCAGAGCGAGAAAACATGCTAACGGCTCTCAAAGAATTAATTGCTAATTTTGAGGGTCGCATGATTGATAAGGGGGGTACAGCGTAACATGGAATGTTTAGCCGCAATACCGTGGTATGTGTATTCCATTTTTGGAGTCATAATAGCTGTAGCATATGGCATGGGAATTGTGCATGGCATAGTGATAGCTAAGAGGGCATACGATAGGGTAATCGACGAGCATATCGCTCAAAGAAGGAATCAGAGAACATGATGCCATTAATTTTGATCTACAACGATGTAAATGAAGCTTACACTGAGCTTCAAACTATCAAGAAGCACTACACTCTCTTAGAAAACACCCGTAACGGGGAGGCATTAGTCTTCCAGAAGCCAGTACTGATAGAGCATACGATGCCGTACCGTCGAGTGCTCTTCGATCCCAACCGTAACGCCAATCCTTTCTTCCATTACATGGAAGCTATCTGGATGCTCTCCGGCGACAATTACGTGAAGTTCCCTGCCTCATTCGCCCAGAATATCAAGAACTATTCTGACGATGGACATACACTCTACGGGGCTTATGGCTTTAGGTGGAGACAACATTTTATCTTGGATCAGATCGAGTCGGTAATAGGCACCCTCGAGGGTGACCCACATAGTCGCCGAGCTGTTATTGCTATGTGGGACCCCAAGATGGATGCTGGTTCTGCGACTAAGGACTTGCCTTGCAATACTCATTTGTACTTTAGGCTTCTTGAAGGCAAGCTAACTATGACGATCTGCAACCGTAGCAATGACCTCGTATGGGGCATGCTAGGTGCGAACATCGTTCATATGTCGATACTTCATGAGTACATCGCTAACGCGAGTGGCCTCCCCATTGGATCACTTTTCCAGTTCACGAATAATCTTCATGTATACAAAGGGTGGGACGGGGAGGACAAGTATACCTATCGCCAGGATGATTGGTATTCTTTGAATCCCAATATAAGGCGATGGCCGTTTAGCGTGGAAAATTTCGACTGGCTTGAGGCCAGTGAGTTCATCGACGACTATCCCCATTGCGACGCTCATACTTACAAGTGCCGCATCCTACGGGATAATGCTCTCCCGATGAGTCTCGCGTGGGGAGCCCATAAAAAGGGTGAAAATGAGAAAGCTCTTCATTATGCTCGCAAGATTCACGATGAAGATTGGCAAAGGGGGTGTGTACAGTGGTTGGACAGGGCGGGCGCTCGCGCTCCGAGCGGTTAACTTGAGAACGTATCTAGGAGGTCTGTAGGGACTTGCTGCGACTTGCTACGGGCGACCGGCTCTAAGACCCTTACCCGAGCCCGTCAATCCGCAGCAGCCGTTTTAAGAGGTTTATATGTCTGCACTTACATCTGCTAAACGAGCCCGTGCGATCAAGCGGGTTCTTCGACAGTTAGCCAAGGAACCCGGAAACGTGATCCATCTAGCTGAATTCAGGCAACTTGTGCCCGAACGAATTTGTCCCCAGTGTGGGATGAAATTTGATCGATACAGGGTTAACCAGATCTACTGCTCGGAGAGGTGTCGAAACCTAGCAGGGGTCAAACGACACAGGGAAAGACATGCCAGCGAACGATAGGCAAGTGGGAGGGAAGCACTACGGCCTGAAGGAATACCAACACTGGGATATGGTCTGGGATAATGACCTGGATTACTTCCAGGGCCAGATCACGAAATATGTGATGCGATGGAAAGAGAAGAATGGACTCGATGATCTCAGGAAAGCCCAGCATTTCCTTGAGAAATACATCGAGCTAAATGAACAGAAGGCAGGAAGATTCGTCAAAACCGAAATTCCTGTACCACCAGAGGGAGTTACTCAACCGGCGGAATACACCTTAGTTCAAAATCCGGCGGTGATCGAAGATCAACTAGCAAAATCTGCGGCCGAATTTCTACAGTACGTGAAGCCAACTGGGTGGATCAACTTCTCTTTTGAAGGCGCTGACTCTAACGGGTTTCTGTATACATGTGGTTTATGTAAAACGGAGGTCCGCTGTGCACAATTCGAACCTCCGTGGAATAAACACGATGCAAATGATTGTATTAGGGAACAGAAGGCGCGGGCGGCACGTTAGTGTTGTCGTGACTGTTATCCGTGTTGGTGGTTACTGGTTTATTGATTTCGCCATCACGCCCGGCAACTACGCCGTCGCCCCCAATGGTAATATTTGGTCGGACCACTTGCCCCAATCCCGCCCAGTCGAACGGCACTGGCTTGAACTGTCCTATGGTGTCGAACGCCTTGCCCGATACACCTACTATCGCGCCGTAGCTGGCCTGCGTAGTGTAGGCTTGATTGTTGCTCTGTGTTACGCCAAGCCTGTAGCCATAGTACCCCGAGGCTACAGCTGTAATGGAGGGGAGAAGCACTGCCGCCCACTGTAAGGCGTTGTCCCGTGGTGGCTCGATGGGAGTTGTACTCGGCCCATTATTCAGAGCTAACATCATGACTGCGATGCTCTTCGCAGTAGAGTCGCCGTGTTGGGCTATGGCTGCGATCGCGGCGGCATTAGCTTTTCTGATCTCCGCGTTAGCCATCGCTTGAGACTGTGCTGCTACGAGGTACTGATCATACCCCGGAGTAGCACATCCTGTAAGTGCAGCTACTAAGCAGATAAGTGGGCGCATGGTAAATTGGAGGACAGGGCTACGGAAGTAGCCCTGTTTCCTCACTTGTCCTCTTCTTCGTCGTCGTCATCTTCCTTGGGCTCATTTTCGCCCAAGGGGACAACACCTTCGGAATTGGTGCTGTCAATACGACCAGCCCGTTCGTGACCTTGATCCTGGTTCGGACCCTTGTCCTTTGGGGCGGGAGCCTGCTCCGGCTTCTTGGCAGGAGCCGGAGCAGGAGTCTTTGTTGCAGTCATCGTGGTCTCCTATGTTGTGCTACGTTATCCACCCCGGACGGGACTGGATTAAATCTTGCCCTTCGCCTTGTTGGCGACCGCCGTCTGGTTGTTACCGTGCAACCAGATGTTGAGGACGTGCCTTTCGAACAACATCGCGGCCTCGCGGCTGATGCCGTTCCACTCGCCCCTTGCCTTTTCCGTCCCATCGACCTTCATGAACATGACGATGTCGAATTGCTGGTTCTTGGGCTTGTCACCCTTGAATCCCAGGAAATTGGCCTGGTCGACCGTCATGCCCATGATTGATGCGACAATGGAATCGTCGCAGTGATGGTAGGTATTGACGTGATCCGAGAACGGTTGCCCGTCCTGCTTGACGTGAAACTCAACGTCTACCTTGTGAAACGTCACGGCCGCATCGGGCGTGGGATCGGTTGTGTTGCCGAGATCAATCGGCTTTGGTGCAGCTGCGGTCATCAATTTCTCCTTGTCAAATCGTACGGTTTGCCTGTCTTCTCCGCGATTCTCAGCACTCGCTTGCCTACCGTGTACTTCCTCAGTAGATTGAGGATAGCACACAGCACATCAAGCGAGTGCATGAGCCTACGGATCACTTGTTACTTCTTGCCTAGTGCCGGGTTGGGCTTGCCGCCCTCAAAAGGGCCAATTACGAACAGCCAACCCTCCTGAGTGTAGACCCACTTGTAGTCCGCATCCGGTTCCGTGGGCGGCTCGGTCGGTGGAGGATCGATGGGGCCGATCGGCTTGGGCTTGTCATACGGCCCTTGGACATAGTACCAGCCATCTTCCCGCATCTCCCACTTCCCACCACCGACTTGCCAATCCGGCGGCAGCGGACGCACCTTGGCGAACGGACCCCAGACGAAGTACCAGCCGTCCTCTTCATGCTCCCACGTGATACGAGGCGGGCCCATTACAGGCGGCTCACCTGGATCGACCGGCGGCGGGTCACCAGGACCGGGCTTCTCTTGCGGACCGGCCAAGGCGTAGAACCATCCTCCCTCGACAGACACCCAGTGCCCACCATCGATGGGTACCGGACGTGGCCGTGCGTACGGGCCAAATCCGAAGTACCAACCCTCGGCGGTGAAGTACCATCGCGGCCCACCAGTTCCGGGTTGATCCGGCGGAACACCGGGGTCGGGCGGAAGTGGATTGCCCGGGTCTTGCGGGTTGTACGGCGTGATCACTGCGTTGAACGGCAGCACCGTTTGCGATGGCCCCCCATCGGGAGCCAACGGCATTACCGTGTAGATACTACGAGTGTTTCTTGCCATTGCTTTCATCCTTCTCAGTTGGTTTGAGGTATACTGCCAGTACTCCCAATGCCCCAATTACCAGGGCAAATGGGAGTACCACATACAGTGTTACCATGCCTAGATAGCCTAACATGGCCAACACTGTAAGGTCCATCTGCTACTCCTTCTTGTTCTTTCGCCATTCTTCAAGGGCAATAATTCGCCCCACCATCTGCTTCACTTCCTCTCTCAACTGCTTAAGTGATTGGCCTCGCTCAGTTAAAATTAAATAGCCAAGACCAACTACTGCAGCACCGAGTAGCCCCACGAGCCACCACAATGCAGATATGACTTGTTCGGACACATCAAGTCGGGTCTGGTGGTGGTACGAGGTCTTTCAGTCCTGCCACTTGCTTCTCTAGATCATTGTTCTTCCTCATTAACGACTTAATGATCGCTCCTTGTCGTGCTACTTCATCCATGGCCGTGTCCCTTTGGGCCTTTAGGATGCCTACCAAATCTTGAGTGTTAAAGTCCACTACGCCTCACTGTACATCAATGTATCATCTAATTCTGCCCCTGTACCAATATTATTCTGAGTAAATGTAGCTGACGTAGCGGGGGAGCATGATGCGACGCAGCCCCAAGCTCCAGGTACTGCGTTCGCTGTAAATGAAAGTGACGTAGCGATACCACTCCCATCGGTATTCGCTGTACACACGTTCGATGCATTGCTAAAGAGCGCACTTGCTCCCGAGGCTGGGTTAGTGAAGGTTACAGTCACTCCAGCAATGGCCGCCCCACCGGCATCCACTACCTTAGCCTTCATGGTAGCTCCGAAGGCAGTAGACACATCAGCGGATTGGTTGTTACCCGCGTTTATCTGTACCGTGGTAGGGGTGGGTGTGTAGATCGTTTCGTACACGTCACAGTAACAACCATATGGGTTGCCACTAGACCTATCCGCACGTATCTTCGCTGTACCTGCCGTCGCACCTGACTCTATGTCTACGGTGAGTCGGCCTATGGAACTGGTGTAAATATTTTGGGCTGCAGTGGACGTAGTACCGTTCATCTTGAAGTCTGCGGGTGTGGGGGACAACTTTCTAACCCGCATTTGGAACGAGGGTATTGATCCACCTTTAGTATTGATTACATCGTACACTATATCCGTGAATACAGTGTTTGTTGGCTTACTTTGGAATTCACCTGATCGTATGCTAATAAGACCTAGCACTACTCCAGAGTCATTCGTATTTCTGAATGGGAGGAGAAGTGAGACTGATGGTTCTGCTACGAGACTGGCTGTAAGATTCCATGTTCCTTCGATGCTATTTACAGCACATAGGGCAGGTAGTTGGGCTATGCCGCTTGCATTCGTGGTGGTATTCTGAGGATTGGAGCCGAACCCAAATGCTCCACTTGGACCTGATGAAGAAGGAAACAACCATTTAACCTGAGTACCGACGTAGGGTGTGCCATCCGCCTTGAGCACCCGGACTCTTGGAGAAACAATCCCTAGGGTGATGTTGCGGGCTTGTGGAGCCCCATCAACTAATTCGATAGTGCTAGGCATTAGTACGCCGTGGCGTTGGCTAGGTAGTTCGTGCCGTCGTATTCAAGAACGACGATGGCTATGTCAAGCGGACCCGCTGCGAGGTTCGGTTGGGTAAAGGTGGGACCAGGCCATTTTACCGACGCAGGCCAAGTCACCGCGTTGCCGGTCCCAGTGAAAGTGATGCGGCCAATATTACCTGGTTCTAATCCCGTGATCGAAGTAATCGTCAATGGGGCGGAAAGTGAGGCGAGCCAAGACTGGGAAACTTGAAAGTTAATTACTGTCGGATCGGCCGCAGAATTGGCATTAATGATGTACTGGAGAACCGTAATGAAGTCACCAGTAAATTGGGTAGCTTGGACCGTATTGGTAACTACGATGTCTGTGGCGATGGAATCGCCCAGATCAAAATTACCTGTAACCGTTCCGTCAACTTGGAGATTACCCGACACGACGATGTTACCAAGCGCGTCTATGGTAATCTCGGCCGCTGCGTTCCAGTCATCCATGTCCGGAGTAAGCGACGGCACGAGCTTTAGGACTCCAAGCTCGTTGTAGATACGCCACTTCTCATTCCCGGGATGATTTACAGTCAATCCAACATCGGAAAAGTCCGCGCGCATTGGAGACAACATACGATCCGTCAAAATTTGGAGTACATCGTCCCCAGAATTGACGAATGACATAACACCTGCAGCGACTCGGCGGATGCCCAGCCCAGTTTCATTGGAGAACGCAAAGCCAGGAGCAGGTAGCGTACCGTCAGCTACCTTGAAAGGTACTAGCATCCCACCCAAACCTGTGCGCGAAAGTGAATCCGTCAGCGCATCTGCGATATCCAACAGCGTAGGGTTAGCCCACGCCGTAGCAATCGTTGTGAATGGAATTACCGGGTTGCTCGGTGGGAGCGTGTATATACCAGCGCCGCTACGGGGCATCAGAATCTCCCAGTTAAGGCTTTGATCGTGTTACTGAGTGCTCTCGTGGTATAATTGCTAATTGTATCACCCACGGTACCACCCAACTCTTTAACTTGGAGTCGCAGAGCTTCGATTTCGCGCATGATGTCTGCGCGTCCCTTCGCTCGTGGAGCCATCCGTGCAACCTGCTGTTCCAACTCAGATATCCTACTTGTGATCGGGGCTACCTTCAGAAGATTGGCCACCTTACCTAGCACACCACCCTCGGCCGCACCTGTGACGCCTTCCACTACTTGAGCTGTAGCCGAATCAGCTGGTTGAGCTGCCTTCATTGCACCGGCGTAAGCAGCCCCTCCCACGGGACCCATGAACAAAGCCGGAGCATACTTAACAACATCGGCGATCTTCTTGGCCCCACCATAAATGGGTTCACTCTCGGCCCGTGCTTCATGTTCCTGAGCTGCCGCTAATGTCTTATCACGGTCACCGAATCCGACCAAATTCTTCGCTCCACCGTAAGTGTCTGAAGCCACGTCCATTATCGCATCCATAGTCTGCGACAAAGCAGAGTTTGGATTCTTCATGGACCGAGGAACAGCCGGAGTGGGGGCCACACCCGGCGCAGCCCCTTGAGCTGCCTTAGCCCGATCCTCCTTGGCCTTGATTTCTTGCCATTCCTTGAAGGCTATGTCCTTAGCCTCAGCAAGCACATAGTTACCTTGGCGAACGAGTACGGGTACACGTTGGTTCGCATACTTCACGAACTCAACTTTCTCCTCCAGGGTATTAATCAGTGCTTCTCTGGATTCTGGATCCATGCGAGGATTCGGGATACGCATGGTAGCACTACGCATATCTGCGTCGGATATGCCGTTACCTGAGCCATACTGCCTGAGAAGACCAGCAACCAAGTCACCTGAATACTTCTCGAATTGTTCTACATTCTTGCCCTTCTCGGACTTGCCCATCCCTACGGCACCCAGGGTATTCTCCAGTACCATGGGGATTTCGTAGGCACCAGTATACATTGGTGACTTATTTAATTGTTTTAACTTAGCGATGGCAGATTCCATCTCCTGTACAGTGGATTCTGTGGACCACTTTTGAAGTGCCTTCTCATTCTCACTTCTTATGTTCTCGAAATGTTTGACATCAGTAGGCGCAGGAGTGAAGCCCACAGGACCAGTGGGTCGAACCGCCCCAGATGGCGGAAGGCCAGGGCCACCGGTAGGGGCACCACCAGGAGCGGCAGGAGCAGGACCACCAGCAACACCACCGATACGCCTGAGACCATCTTGGATCGCAGCGATGTTATTCCCATGTTGACGTACTCCGTTCTCATCACCTACCTGTTGGGCCTGTGCGAGAAGTTGCTGCTCTTCTTGAAGATTAGCCATCAAGACTTGAGCGTTGGCTTGAGGAGCCCCAGGCTTCATCCCAGGAGGTGGTGGAGGCCCGTTGCCTACTCCTGGGCCTTCGAGCGTCGGACCCGGAGGCGGCGGAACTTGTACCCCGTTGATAGGGGGCGTAGCAGGACCTGTAGGCGGTTGTAGCGGAGGCGGCGTACCCGGACCCGTCGGCGGCATGATGCCCGTATCAGGCGTTCTAGGGGGAATTTCAGGCGCTGGTCCCACTAACCTTGCTTGGCCACTCTGGAGGAATGGGAGGGCTTGAGACAGCGGAACGCGCTGCTTGCTCCCGTCACCCATTTCGATTTCGACCATTTGACCCTGGGCATTTTGCTGGGCTGCGAGAGCCTGCGGAGCACCGGGTCGAGTAACCATTTGACCAGACGGGGCTACCATCCCAGAATACTTGGGATCAACAGGTTTGAGGGATTCAAGGAGTATCTTGCCCCGAGCAGCTACGTTCGGGCGTGTAGACTGGGCCATCTCCAACGCCATCTGGTACTCCTGAGCTGCACTAGCTGCGTCGGGAGCCGTGCCCCCAAATCCAGATGGCGCGGAGGTCTTGAGACCAGCTCGTATACGAGCACGTTCGCGTTCGTCAGCTTCCTGAGCCAAGCGTTCCTTGACTTGACCAAGAGCAAGAGGGGCAGTTTGGGGTTCGGCACCGAGTCGCTTGACTTCTTCTGATTCACCGGCGAGTGCGCGTGCAAGAGCTTCTTGATACTTCTTCGACAGAGCTGCTCGTTGGCCAGGAATTTCTTCCATAGCAAATTTAGCATTAGCTATCTCGGCAGCATCGTTGAAGCGTGATGTATAATCCCCCAACTCACGCGTAGGAGTGCCACGGAGGACTATCGCAAGAGCACGTTTCTGCTTCTCTTTGATGTCCTCTTCTTCAGCCCGGAATGGGTCAAAGAAGAATCCGAGATCATTTTCCATGTCGGCTCCTAGCGGCCACCCATCTGCATGCCGTATGGATCAAGATTACCGTAGTCCATGCCTCCTAAACCACGCCAGTTAATGGAGGCACCCACGTTACCAACCGCATTCGTCATCTGATCGTTACCACGGTTGAGGTTAGCAGCGTAGTTCGGGTCTACACCCATATTCTGGAACCCACCGAAGGACGGGGCGGCTGTAGGATACATCCCTTGCATCGCAAGATTCTGCAATTCGTAGGGCTTGAACTGCATATCCCACATCATGTTGTAGTCTTGAAGTCTCTCCGCGCTCTCCATTTGCCGTTGGCCGAGAGCCGCTTGCATCTGCGCTGCGGCAGTCTGGGCGCCAGCGATAGCCGCTTGACCCGCGTAGGCTTGATCGGCCGCGTGACGTTGAGCCTCAATTTGTTTCCACCCTTGTCCTGCGGCTTGCTGTGCGGAGAGAGCTGCGTTATTCAATTGAGCCGAGGATAGATTCTGCCCGAACTGCTGACCTCTCGCAGCATTAGCCGCACCTTGAGACGCAAGCTGGTTCTGGAAGTTCTGTTGAGCAGCCTGGTTAGCAAAATTGCCACCAGCGATGTCCATACCCTGAGCTCGCTGCGCCTCCGCACCTGAGTTAAGGATGGCGGAATTCATGGCTGAACCGTAGGCATCATTCCGGCCACGTTGGAAGTTAGCCATCTCCCTATCCCACGCTGGAGAGCCACGGCTAATCCCCATGTTAGCCAATTGAGTCTCCATATCTGACTGGCGCGAAGTCCACTGGGGATCAAGCCTTGACGTAGCTTGATTCATGTAGGCATCTTGCATATTCTGCATGTACAGCGGCTGCTGTCCTACTTGGCTCACGGGCATTTGAGCAGCCGCAATTTGATCCGTGTTCAACATCTCTGATGGGGCCGCACCGTACTGGAAACCCATCGTTTGGAATCCACCTACAGCGTTGGCTGGCTGGGCGTACTCAGGAGTGGGCTTGAGCCCCGTGCCTTGCATCGGTACCACACCAGCGTCTTTCATTGCAGCCGTGTTATTGTATGTATAACTGCTTCTGTCAGTACTGCCGGTATTGGCTCCGAACCCAGTAGGTGGGGAGAGAAATTGTCCGCCGAGGCTGGCCATGTTAGCCTCCCATCATCGGAGTTTGTCGTTGCTGAGGCGTATTACCCCACGAGTATTGCTGGAACGCCGAGACTGGATTGTTCGCCGAGGGACCGACATATTGAAGTTCACGAAGCATATTCCCACCCATGGACGCATAGGGCGAATCTGCCCACGGACGCTTACCTGTAGTACCTTGCCCGATACCCGCAGCTGCCGCGAGCGACCCCAGCCCCATCGCGTCATAATTCATCTTCGCGGTGGGTAGATCGATCATCCCAGCCTTCTCCAGTCTCCCCATCGCAATCTTGCGAAATGCATCAAGCCGAGCTTGATCCTCGGGATTCATGGACACCTTCTGAGTCCAATTACCCTTGTCATCTTGGCTCCACTCTAGCCCACCGAATGGGTTGTATTGATTGGGACGGTTAGCTCGCAGGGCATCGATGTATTGTTGTTGCTGAGCTCTGGCGTTGCTTTTTGTGTTCGCCCCACCCATGAGCCCAGAGGCCAGCCCACTTACAAGTTGGCCACTCCCAGGAAGAAATGAGTTCGCAGCGAAACCAGCGGCGAGTGGAAGAAGATTCTTGAGAAACTTCATGGTGCCTCCTACAGTCCTATTCCTACTTCGTAGGTGAACTCGTAATCAGTGAAGATTGTTGGACCGGAACCACGCATGGCCATCTGCAACGACAATTTCTTTCCAAAACCAGACACACCGAACCACTTATGGAATGATCCAATGAAGGAATCCCATAAAGCGCCGTCCCACAGTGCGGAGTCCCACACAGCTGCAGTCGTGTCAACGGGGGAAGGCACTGAGATGAGCTGTTTGAGGTCATACTCTGACTTCATTGTCGCATAAAAAGTGGGTACGCCATCCGCAAGTCCGTAGACTTTCACCCGCAACGCTCGCTTGTTCTGCGTGTCGGAGTCGTACCCCAAAAAGCTGCCCTGCATTCGCGCAGTGACAGCTGCCCCTACCACTGAGCCATCAGACGATACCCCATCATTCGATCCGGTGAAGGCATGAACCACTTGTCCATCGCGGTCGCCTGCTATCATCTTCCCTTCCCACAGGTCACCGCATAGGAGGTTGAGATCACTAACTGTGCTCCATGCGTTAGTGATAGAATTCATTATGTACGACTGGCGAATCGTTAGTATGTTGTGAATCAAGGGCGATCCCAGAAACAGAATCTCCTCAGTTGGGAATGGGAGCAAGAACCAAAATTCTTGATCAGAAAGTCGAGATACTTGGCTAGAAAGTACAGGATTAACTTTGTACCCGAGCGAACCTGTAATTTGAGCTGTGTGGAGCCGCCCAGAAACAAGGTCGGACATCGACACAATTCCATATTCTGTAACAAGAAGTAGGTCGCCGCCATGAGTACAGAAACTGCGGCGACCTATCGGTGGGCGCCCCGCATAGAATACGCCCTTCAACTGGAAATCTGTAGCTGAGGTTGGGTCTGTACCTTGGTAAAGGAGGATGTCTCCATTCGTGGATGCAAGGATTAGTCCGTCATCAACTCCACTACCAGAGTCGTAAGTCCAAGAGGCCCCAAAGTACAGATATCCGCCGTGGATAAATTGAGGCCCAAAATCTTGAGCTGAAAGCGTTCCAGCAAACTGTCCTGTAGGTAGGAAATATGCTACAGGCGATTCCTTCTTACAGAACCAAAGCCTGTTCTTCCATACCCATACGAAAGCCAAATCCTTCGTCGTGGTAGGATCACCACCAGGAAACTGTATCTGTCCCGCCCCACCGCCAGTAGGTATTTCAGCCCACGAAGTACCATCATATTTGAATACACCAGCTCCTTCAGCTACAGCGATCAAATACGGTTGCGCAGCCGTAACAAACATCGTGTAGCTGAAGACTCCAGGATTCGTAGCTGGTGTTGCCGGAGTATGTGATATTGATGGGGCGGAATTGGGTGTGGTAACATCCCAAATAGTGGATGCGCTGTCGCTCTCCGCTGCGAAGAGCTTGTCGGTTCCAGTGCCGGTGACGTACGGCATTATGGTCTTAATAGGATTCGCGAACAGGTCTTCGTCAGGGAGCCAACTGCGGTATCCCTTGCGAATCTCCAAACCTTGAGGTGTTACCTTGGCATTGTCGAGAAGATACGCATCCCGAGGGCCCATATCCATAGGACCGGCGGCAAAGTTCAACCCCCCATTCGGAAATGGCATCCGAACGGATAACAGCGATCTCTTGCGGATCGCCTGGGTCGGCGTACTAACTAGTGCCATATCCTGTGTCTGGGATGTTCTTATTCGCGTCTATGTACGGGTATCCGTATCCAGGTACGAGGTGAAGTGTACCTGCCCCTTGATCGATGCCGATAATGTCGTTGAGCATCCGACGGAAATCAGAGTATGCTGCCGTGGAATCGAAACCCTCATTCTCGAGCCATTTCGCCCGAGTGTAGAGGACCATCAATCGCCACGGAAACAAGTGGTAGTCCGCGCTTGCTACCAACAATTCTTGTGGCGTCCCATCAGCAGCCCGTATCGCCCAGTCCTTAGACAAGTACTCAAAGGACAGCACTTGAGGTGACGTCACAGGTGGGGGAGATTTGATCCAAATCTGATTGTTGCGGATGCGCCACATAAACCTGGTCGTAATCATTGCTTGTCGAACGACCAACCACTGCCACTGCTGCGGGTTAATGGGCCCCACGGCCGGAAGTTGAGTATTCCGGTTCCACTGGGTCTCATCGATCATAGCATGATAGTCAGGAGGTAAATCAAACCCCTTCTCTTCTTGACCACCGTAGTCTGCGATTACGGTGATCTGAAACGTCTTCATGAGAAACTGCCAATTGTTCATAATCGACAGTTCGTTGCCGCACAGGTTCGTGTAGTACGCGAACCTACCAATTGCCTCATCTTGAGATGCTGGAACGTCGAGGGTCGTAGGATGTCCTACAGACCTAGCGACTGTATTGACTATCTCGATGAGCGTGGTGTACGGTGCGGCAGGCATTTATCACCCCTTCTTGGATGGCTCCTTCTTTGAATCTTGGTAGGCTTTCTCAGCATCGTTCTTCACTGCGAGCTGTTCCGTAAGACGTTTGACTGTCTCTTCCAGTTCAGTCATGCGAGCATTCACACCCGTCGTCTGTTCGAGGAATTTGATCGCCTTGTCTCTGTCCCCGTAGAAACCTGGAAATTTCTGGCCCACCGAATCACTAGCCGCAGCGAGCTGTTCGACGGTGAGAATGGAGAAGAATTTGTACTCCTCAACTTTTGACCGCGAAAGCCACGGAACGACCTCCAGTCGAGTACCAACCACGTCTTGGTGCTGCCCTTGTTTGTATTTCGCATAGTGTTCAGGGAAGCGGGAGACATCTTGGTCCGAGGCAACGCGGTCGATGATAGAGAGCTTATCACCAGGCACCATGATACGGACGTGTGTTACGTCCGCAAAGATGGGGCGACCAGCATCTTCTGATGCTCCACGTTGGAGCACAGGTCTGCTGTAGAACTGTACATACAACTTCGAATCGTGTGCGAAACGAGGGTCATCGCCCATAACGGGGGATGCAACTTCATCCCAGTTAGTGGGTGTAAGGGACTGTTCCATTTTCAAGCTCCATTAACGATTGGCCAACCGTAGAACGTATGCTCCATCACGAATCTAAGAGGTGGATGAAGTACTTCTGTAAATTTCCCCGTGTTCGTATCCAAATACATTGTGAACACTGGTACCCGAGTTGTTGCCTTAGTTTGGGGCGGATTCGGGTCGATGTAATCGTAGTACACATCACCCGCCGCTCTTGGGTCTCCCACTCTCGAATCTTGCGGATCAATTACTCCTTCCCCTTGTACCCAAACAATTGCCCCCTCCTCAATTTCTGCCTCTTCTCTGGCAGTAGCCTCCACGATTTTGTAAATGTATCGAGTGTAGATCATAGCGCCGCTATCTCAGCCTCGGTAAGTTGTTCGTAATATGTTCTTACATTACGGACAGTACCGAACAAATAGTTGGTAGCATTGTATCCGATAGCCATAGCGTTCGGAACACCAATGGAACCATCGTACGCACCTTGAGTTCTGTTGCCATCGCAGTATACAAAGCGTGGGGATACAGATCCTATGCCCCAAGTAGCCGCTGCTTTGAACGGCACTCCAAGTGTTATACCGCTCGCTGTAACTTGCGTCGTACCATCGTAGCTCGCCACTAATGGGCCAGAGTTAATCCCAAGAGGATTAACAGTTGCAACTGCGATAAGATAGTCTGATATAATGCTGCGGGCCGCAGATTGGTTAAAGTTAACCATTACTTCTGCTACAAGTGTGCCGGCATTCGGAGCAGGTGGGTAATTTCCTGATGTTTGATAACTGAGCTGATCAGCGTTGCGAGTAACCGCAGCTGAAGTAGTCGGAATGTACGTGGAAGAGTACACAGCTGTGGTTTCGCATTGAGCACCCCAAGCATAGAGGCTCTTGCCCGTATCTCCTGCGTAGCTAGGATTCTCCCCACCCGTCCCCGCATCGGACAACTTAACTTGGCAGTTAGCTACAGTACCGGCTCCCTTGGTACCTGCTACGGTGACTCGATACCACCCATTGGGGAGAGCACGAATGCCTGCTATTGGATTAGTCCACGAACCACCGCCGACCACTGCTTGCGAAATCGTCCCAGCTACTAAGTCAACATACGCGTAGACTGAGCCAGACGTATTATCGCTCATTCCTACCCAAGCATACTGACGGGTATCGTTCTTGAGGTAAACGGAGAAAGAGCAATCTATCGACGCAGCCGTAACTGTTTGGTTTACAAAGTGTACAGCAGAAGCGGCGACCTCAACGATCTTATCGGCAGTAGTGAGACCATCAGGAGATACCGCAGCATTGGCCGATATTGTTGTACTTGTCTTCGTCCAATTGGCATGGCTGAAATCTTCACTGTAAGTAAGCGAATTTGTTCTTTGCCCCTCTATGAAGACCCCATATGGGCCATCTGCGTCACAGATGGTGGAGAAGCCACCGTTAGCTGGGGTAATGGGGAGACCAGTAGCTTCAGTGATCACTCCGTCAGCTACTGTATTACCATTCTTAGTCGTGAAGTATTTAACCCCATTTATAGCCGAGCCGTGCCACGGAGCACTGAGAACCCCGTTTGATACATATTCACCAGGAGTATCGTCAGCCTGCCCCGTAACATCCTCTACCTGGGCACCCCAGACCCAAATTGTAGTACCCGTAGCAAGCGTTAGCCCATCTATAGCACGACAGCCTATGATTCCATAGACCGACGTATGGGTGCTAACTAGAGCGGCAGGAGACGTGAGTCTTTGCCACGTCCCGTCCATCGTGACCTGAATATTACTGTACGCTCCGTTTGCATCACGAGTCCAGAAATTAATAGTCTGGCCCGCCGTGCCCTTTACATACAAACTAGCTCGTACTTTGGACCCAACCACAGGAGTGCGAACGCTACCCGCAAAACTTCTCCATCCACCTCCGCCAAACACGAGTCGATCAGCAGTAAGAGTACCATCTGGGGCCGATATATTGTTTAGTGTTACAGTACATGTACCGAAATCGGTGGCCCACGAGGCAGCATTGGCATTTTCTGAGTCAGGACACAGATTAGACACCCGACGAGCACCCAAGAATCTAGCCTCAGTACTCATCGCTAATCTGAGCATGCCCTCCCAGTCTACAGCTGTAGCTGCTGACCCACGAGTAAGTGACGGACTGTAGTATGTAGAGGTACCCCACGCACTTTTCGGTACCAAAGTAGCTTGGAGTGGGGCGTAGAAAATGGCGAATTTCTGTCCATATACTACCACAGGAGTCGTTTCTGGGATGGAGAGGACTTCCTCATCTGTGAGGGCGCTGGTCCATACACGAATATCTCGTATCCATCCTTGAACCTGAGAGCTAAAATTTGACATCCCGAAACTGAAGTACGAAATCGCACTCATAGTTCCAGAAAACGTCAAGTCAGCCGACTTCACCCCATCTATAAACGTGTGAAGTACATTCGGATTCACACTCCAACGAGAAGCTAGGTTGACTACCTGGTTCTGAGTTGGGGTGTATGTATTACCCTCTCTGATCGTACCGTCGTAAGCTGATAACTTACCCGTCAAGGATGAAACAAAACATTGCCCATTATTAACTGCGCTCTCACCGCCAAATGCTTGTACGCCGCCAGATTGTAGGGCTCCCGCGTACGCAGGACGAAATTGGCAATATACCGTTCCTACATGCGTATTCCAATTCTGCGCGAGAATTGATCTCGCTCCATCTTGGTTACGAGCGCATTTTGTAGTGCTAGCGTTATGGATGTACGAAGTGGGGAAGGTACCAGTCTCTAGCTGGGCGCACGCGAATACAGCTGATCCCGTTACGGTGGCGTCAAGTGCCCCGGTAGCTTGTGTCGCGTTCGATGTCGCCGCAGGATATAAATGGGCTGTCCAGGCCGCAGCTGTCGCCGTAAAGGTGACGAATACACGCCAATAGGAATCGCTCCAATTTTCGCATCCAGCTGCTACCCCAGCCGCTATCGTATTGCCCGTATTCGCTGTCCATGGCGTCGCCACCCCATTATTTGTGTCGACGGTAATCATAGCAACTACAGTACCCACCAAAGCTTGTACCACCGGGAATGTAGTTGCCCCAACTGTCTTCTTAACGAAAACAGAAAGAACATGCGCCGCCGCCGTTAAGGCAGGCGTAACCATACTCACAGACTGGAGAGTAGCCCCATTATCCGCAATCGTATCGGCTGAAAGTGTGTTGTCTGGCCCGAGTACGTTGTTCGAGGTTACTGTCGGAGCGTTGTTCGCAGTCCAACTACCAAACGCATCCGAAGTCGAAAGCTGGTTTGTAACTGACCTTTCCGCCATGAGGCCATATGGTCCTCGTTCATCAGCAACTCGTGAATCAACCCCAGCTTCATCACTGGTGATCGGAGTGGGGGAGGATGAACGCGTGGCTACATGATTAGTTACACTGTACGGATTTAGTGTATTAAAATACTGGAATGCATCGACATACGTACCATAGTATGGTGGTTGGAGTCCAAAAGCTTTCGGTACCAACTCACTCATATGGTACGACGAACGCATAGTTACACGTTCAACCTGCGCACCGAACAAGTAGATACCTTGGGTAATTACCCCAAGGTACGAAACCTTGCCGCTAGTGAACGTAGGTACAGCTACGTTCGACAGGGATACTACGCAAACTAAATCACCAGAAGTGTGGGACGCCGTAATGGAAACGCGATACCAACCGTTTCCGACTGTCTCGACAGCATAGTCCGCGTTTGCAGGACTCCCTACATTGCCTACAGCCGTCACTAACCCAGTATCCAGATCAACTACTACACCGTACCTCTTAGCAGCCGCGTCGGGGGCCAACTGAATATACGCCCACTGGCGATTGTATTTCTTGACGTATATCGAGAATGTGTAAACACCCGCTACTTGTACATTTGGAGACATAGTATACCAAGAATGCTCATTGGTTACCGCTGTCTCCATCCCCCTGCCGGCTCGGTATTGACCAAACGGGTCTTCATATCCACCCGCATTGCCGGTATCCGTACCAGTAGAGGCCCAGGCATTAACGTTGCCTGTAACGTGGCTGGTAGTCTTGACGATATTCTCAACAAGTCTACAACCGTACATCTTGATCATGGAATTGTTAATGTACCGCATTACCCCCGTATGGTCACGAGTTGTGTCCGACTGATCAGTACGCTGACATGAACTTACGAAGGCAGGATTGGATACAAATTGCTCTGCTATGAGCCCTCTTGTAGTCATCCAAGCAAAAGAGGGTTCTGGAACGGGAGGGATAGGTGGCTCTACGCCAATCATGGCGAGAGCACCAAAAGCCGTTATAGGCCAACCAGCGTTAGCCAAGGCTATATCGTCAGTAAGGGAGAATTTGAGGCGACCCTCAGCATCGAAGCCCATCCCACCTCTAACATAGGCAGGATCAGTTTCGCTGGAGTCTATGCAAAGAGCACCATTTACATCGAATGCGTAACCATTAGAGATTAATGACACTTCCCCACCATCATTAACGACTATGGCCCCATTCGAATCGTACAAGAATCCGCTTTGTTGTAAATATTGGCCTTCTTCGTCAAAGGTCGCACCGAGTGCGCGACCAGTCGCCATATCGATGTTTAAACCATTGACGAAATTATAGGCCACTTCGACCTCCAGAGGAGCGCAGCGGCTGTGGGAGCAACCGCTGCGCTTACTGCTACGTTACCGCAGCCGACGCGGTAGCGTTGATACCAAACTGGCTATTCCCCGTTGTCATTGCAACACCGGAGCGATTCGTAAAGCCAGTTTCGATGGCGGCCCCGTTGGCTACCGCACCGGAAGCCGTCACGACCTTCATGCCAAAGCCCGTGTAAGCAGGTCCAGCACCAGCGTCCCTCAGCCCACCGTTACCGAATGCGAGAAGAGGCTGTACTGCGTACGGGGAAGGAGCAGATGTACCTTTGGAGTAATCTGATCCAGTCCCCGGCGTGATCGCACTCTTCCCACCACCGATAGCAAGCAGAATAGCCGTGGTAGCAGCCGTGCCGTCAGGTTTAGTAACACCAGGCGTTGAGTCATCCACGAACCCGTATGTTGGCGGAACGGAGGATGCGCTAAACAGCCCAGCGGAGCCAATTCCGGGCACTTTAGTATTGGGGCCGTAACCGATCCCAGTACTGAGTGCTCCAGTAGAGGCGTTGTTCGACGAATCCGTGTCCTTGGGCGAACCCTTCGGGCCAGAGAACGGGTCCATAATTACACCCGCCCCCGTGGCTCCAGGGTTAGCCACCGGCGCCGTTGTGGGATCGGTTGCCGTGGACCGCGGAGCACCAGCGTTATATGCAGGCATTGCAGTCTCCAAAAGAGCGGGGAGCAGAAGCAGCTCCCCGCATGGGGAGTTACGACGTGACCAGCCGACCTTGGAACTGGCTGCCTGAGGTCGTCAGGTTACCAGCCCATGCCAAGATTTGAACTTCCGCATCCTGGTTGATCGCATACCGGCGATTCGGAGACAGCGGTACCATGTTCCGTGCGCTGTGGGGGCGCAGGAAGATGTACTTGGTATTGAGGAAGAAACCAGTGCTCGCCGGGCAGAACCCGCCGATACCACCGTCCAGGACGACATCCGCGTCCATGTACTTGATGGTCGGGAAGCCCAGCTTGCCAGTCTCGGCCTGCGTGAAACGTTGCATTGCTTGCAGGCTCGACAGGTAGAACTGCCAGAAGTTGTTGTCGAAGACGATCAGGTCGGCGCGATCCGAGCCACGGACAAGCTTCGCCCACAGCAAGTTCATCGCTGCCTGGATATTCGTCGCCGACATCACAGGCGCACCCGACAGATCAGCACTGGAAGTCAGTTTCGACTGCCAGAAAGTCCAGGTCGCTCTGTCGATACCACCATAGGTGCCCGTGGTGGGGGCGGTAGGCACTGCTGCGTTCAGGCCAGTGAGCTCCTTGCCGCCGGAACCCGTGCCGTCCGCGTAGACACCACCCGCAAGAAGGTTGGCCATCGTGGATTCCGCCACGTTGATCCGACCTTCCAGCAGATCGATCATCTGCTCCCGCCCCGCATTCTGGAGTTGCTCCAGACCGGACATTACCACCGGGCACGCCAGTTGCTTGATCGCGTACTCGGCTGAACTGATGACGTCCTGCGCGGCGACAGGCAGCAAATCGTATCCGCTGTACCACCCACCGTTGCCGTTTTGCGCGAACGACAGTTCTTGCATGATGACGTTGCCGCCACCAAACGGCTTCACGTTGCCGCGTTGCTGGAGCTTCGCGGACAGCGCGTTGTTCTTTGTTACGTTGTCGGCAATCTGCCGACTACGGTTCTGGATCGTCGTTGCGACGATGTCCGTAAGATTCGGAAAAGCCATGGACTACTCCTAAGCAGAGGAATGTTCATCGAAGGCTGCTTCAATGGATTCCCTCAGGGACATGTTCGGCCGCATATTGGTCATTTGAGCCGACCCTTGCGGTGTACCATGTACTGAAGAAGCCGCGTTGGTTGCAGCAGCTGCACGCTTGGTCTTGCTAGTGGCGCGAGCTTGCGCTTCCCTCTGTAGGAGGATCTTGCGAGTATCGGGGTGAGCCCATATAGCGGCTGCGTAAGCGTCTTCCAGGTTTGTTGCCCGGCCCGCTTCGATCAGGTCCGCCATTAAGTCCCGAACGTCGCCCAAGAACTCGTTCTTTGGATCAGCAGCGAAAGCAGCGATGGCCCTTTCAGACTCATCAGCATCTCGCATGTCGAGCTGGGATTGCAGATGTTGCGTTCGGTGTTGCGCGTTTGCTAACTCTCGTTGAGCAGCTATTTGCTGAGGTCCACCTTGGATTCGCTGACTTAGAACATGATCGAGCAATCGCAGGTCTACCCCATACGACAATACTACATTTGCGATCACCTCAACTCTGTCCTGCGGATTGGGCGAGGTCAGAGCCTTAACGGTGTCAAACATGTCCGCAATAAAAGCGGAGGGTGTTACCCCGTTAGCCTTGAGATTCTCCAAGTACGGGGCTACATGCTGATTTACCTCATCGGCAAGTCGGAGTTTGGGTCCAACCGAACCAATGAGTCGAAGGCTGTCTGCTTCACGCCGCAGTATTTCTTCTTGTGCAGCGCGTGGGATTTTATTCCATTCTTCCCTTACAGCAGGCTTCCACTGAGGGGGCGCCTTCAGTTCTACAGGTCGTCCATCTCCTCCGGAGGCAGGTTTTGCTCCCACCTCTTTGGAGTCTGGTACGGTTTTGTCCTTCTCGGGAGCTTGAACGACAGGAGGCTTTCCCCCAGCGGCAGCATCGGGGGTACTTGGCTCAGGCTCACTCTTGACGGGAGGGGTGGTTCCGGTGGACTCTGACTTTTCATGCTGCTCTACTGCGGCTGCCAGAGACTCACGGAGTGTTGGAACTGTGGCTGGAGCTTCAGGTGCTTCAACCTGTCCACCCTCTACTTGATCGATGACTTCGGGGTCCATCTCTATTTGATAATATTATACGCTCGACCCGGATGAAAGTAAACAACTACTCAGCGGAAATTCTTACTTTTTTCTGCTCTGTAATTGGTGGATAGCCATCTCGATATCTTGGCGTCGCACCGAACCTGCTCCTGTCTTGCCATGAAAGAGATCAGCCCGCTTCTCTGCGGCTTTCTTCCATTCCTGAGTAAAATCGTCCGCTGTCGTGAGCCCCCGGTCAGCCATATACTGGCGATGCTTCGCCCGACTATTGATTGCCACACCATCCGTCGCCTGGAGGCCATCGTAAATCCGGTCATTCCAGAGCAACGCATCCGTAGTCCTGCCCGGCGATGAACAGTAGTCCTCAGAAACTTCAAAGAAGTCATATGGGGGTTCCCTGGACTGTATAAATCTGCGTCTCACTTCGGCTGCCTCGCTCCCGCTGCGGTTGCAGTAGCATTTCTCTCTGCGTTCTGGGCCGCCACGTTATCTCGGCGCATTTTATCCCAAAACATCATGTTGTCTTGTTGGCCCTTCATCTCTGTAGCCCTGAGGGACGCCGCTAGTTGTTGGTTACCTTGCTGTATCTTCTGATTTGATTGCTGTTGAGCCATGCGAAGTTTAATATCACCCTCTCTCTGCATCTGTACAAGCTTGAGATTGCCCTCACGAGCTTGAAGAGCCAACTTCTGCTGCCCCTCTTGAGCTTTCTGCTTTCCTTCTTGTTCCATAAGCTTGAGTTCACCTTGAACCCGCTGCTCTTCTGGGGAAGGTTTCGGTGGTTGCGGATGCATGAGATTCTGCTGTACCTGCGCGAACGTCTTATCCAACTCACCCTCGAATTTCTTGCCAACTTTGAACCCAGCAAGCGAGAATTGAAGCAATCTCATCACAAACGGGCCCATCGTCGGGTCTTCACGAATCAGTGGAAGCATCTCCTTCAAATAATTCGTGATTGTTACCATGTACTCCATCCGATCCTGCTTCTCGGCTTGGAAATCGATGTCGGAAAGTGTATCTGACTCTACGCGCGCGCGTAGCGTAAATTCTGGGTTCTTGAGGAGTTGCATGGCTGCAATAACCAGCTGCTGATCCTCATTCATAAATTGTACTTGCGCGAGCTTGGCTATCTCCTCGGGAGCAACGTGCTTCCGCATCAATTGTCCTTGTATGTCGAATACCGTTGAGCAGTATTCGACCACCGCCTTTTGGCGATCCTGTATTCGCATGGATGCATACTGCGCCTTAATCTTCTGTGCTCCCAGCGTTTCCGATGCCTTTGAGGCCCCACGGATGATATCCGCCATCCCTGTAACCTCATAAATTTGACTCTTAACATCTTCTCGGTTTTTGAGAAGTTGATCAAGGACCGCAACGATCTGGTCCAATGGGAGCCAATCAACCACTCCCTTAAAGCCACCCTTCTCGGCAAAAGCAGCCCATTGGTCAACTGGGATGAGTGTATTCTCCGCAGCATTGTTTGTAAGCTGTTGAATCTGCGGGGAGGCTTTATCATACGCGCCCGCGACACGACAGGCGCGTACCAACAACGAAATACGTGTATTGATTTCGTTGAGTTCTCTGTATTGATCGGAGGCGTAGTGATAGTCAGGAATCGGAATGTATTCCCCATTGCTAACAGTAGCAGTGAGGAATTTGGGACAAGGATAGAACCCTTCCAATCCAAGAAAGTCGTCCTTCGTATCCAGGATTTTGTCGTGATGCTTGCTAAACCAAAGTACTTGTTTCGCTTCCTTGTCCCAAATCTCATAAATGGTCGCTTGTTGAAAAACAGTGGATTGAGTTTGTACTTGGAAGTCGGTTTTCTTTGGAGAATAGTCAAGAGGAATTTTGCCAGCAGTTTTCTTGCCAAATCGCTTGATCAACTTGTCCTTAGTCATGTATACCTTGCGGGCGATCCATGAGATTTCGTCCCATGTACGAGCGGGAGACCACAACAAGTCCTCCCAGTACACGTATTCGTCGCAAATGTATTCCTTGACTACCTCGTCGTACTCGACTGGCGCACCGTCTTGTTCGTAGGTGTTTTCCTCCACCTTATGTTCGATATCGCAGCCATAAGTATGCCACGAAGCCCCTACGCCAGGCACGAGTTGGTCTTGAACTGCCTGACGGAAAATATTGAATGTCTTAAAGTCACGATTATTGTGACAAGACAGTGCACGCTCCAAGATGAGGCACGCTACACGCGCCACGTCATCTTGCATGTCTTTGAATTCTCTGTTAACAGACGGGTGCGGAGTTTGATTAATCAACGCAGTCGTCATTATGTTAATGTTGGCTGCGAAGAGGTTGAACCGTCTCTCCATTGACGGGTCGATGCCACTTGCTTCGTACCTTTCGGCACGAAATTCCTTTACAATCTTACGTGCGCGCTTCCTCCAGCGCTCCAAATCCTTCTCTTTCTCAGCATTGGTGATTTCAGACTGCCAACGCTGATAAATTCCACCAGGTTCGGCCTGGAGTTCCTTCAAACTCTCAATTCTTTGAGAATCAGCCATCATTGCTCCCTATTCAGACCAGGATTTGTCCGCCAGTCGTTGAATAGGTCTTCAAGATTGAATGCGTAGGACGGTCCAGCCCTAGCATCCTCTCCTGGAAGAATGATTCTTGAACGAGCAGTTTCAGGAAGATTACCAAATACCACGCCGAGATACCTATGAGCATCCGCGATGTGTGAAGACCAATCATGTACCGGCTTATCACGATAGCAACCAAGCTTATCGTCCCATTCTCGCCTGTACGACTTCATTGCTTCAACACCGCCAGAGCACAGAGGCAAATTCCAGTAGCAATAAGGCAACAACTTGCGCGTAGCAGCTACGCCATCACGAATTTTGTGGTCGGGAATCAAACGGGGGCGATAACCACGCTTAATTGTTTGCTCTACAATTGAACGCCCAGTCTGGAGATTCTTGGCTTTCGCATCGTGCGGCAGATACACGTCACGAACATCGCGATTTTCCATCTCATCCAAATAGTCATCCCATTCTTTTTCGTTGTTACTATAGACCTCATGGATGAGGACTTGAGATCTGTGCTTTTGGAAGAACAACAAAACCGTATCGTCTGTGTATCCAAGGTCGCAGATTACATCAAGAGGAAGGTTGGGGTCAAGGGCAAACTCTTTAATACGACCCTCATTCTCAGCCTTCTCCATATCAACGCCGTAGATGGCGCCCTTAAGACTGGCCGTAAACGAGCATTCATATTCTTGCTCATAGTCACTCGCATCCATCTTTGAGCGAATGAGCTCTAGTTCTTCCTTTGGTAAGATTCCCGACTCGGATGCCTTGAGTACAAGACTGAACTGTAAAGGGTCAGCTTGCGCCTTGCGTAAGGAGTCATAGAAGTGATTTTTACCTCGTGGCGTACCCCCGTTGACAAGCCATCCTTGTCTATCGCTGAGGCAGGGGAGAATAACTTGTGAAATAGCAGAAGGCCTGATTTGAGCCATTTCATCAATGACAGCTCCATCTAAGTACATACCACGGAGAGAGTCTGCCTTTTCCGCACCCAACAGATAAATCTTGGCTGCGTTCTTGAGAGTGACGCGAAGTTCTGATTCGTGCGGAGGTGCCGCGAGCAATGGGGCGGCGAATTGCTTCAAATACTCCCATGCCACACGTTTCGCTTGTTGATAATCTGGGGCAATGTACGCAAGTTGCGGTCGATGCAGCGTACATTCTAGCGCACCGATTATCAAATCATTTACGAATGCTACTGTCTTCCCAGCGCGTCGGTGGCAAACGACAGTAGCAAATCTGGCCTTCCTGTTATGGAAGGGGATGAAAGCCTTTCTCGGCTGATATGAGAGCTCAGCTTTCACTTCAGTTCAGGAAGAATGCCTAGATCGTCACCGTAAATCTGTTCCCTGCGGAGCAACTTAGCTAATGGTCTGTCGTATGATTCGGTGGGGTGGATATTTCTGTTATACGCGGGCGAATTCAGTAATCTCCGCTCGACCATCCTGGCCTCGGCCTCACCCATAGTTTTTGCGTACAAGTCCTCGCCAATCAAGGTGTCCTTGAACGATTGCGGCTCATTCTTGGAGACTCGCAGGTCAGAAATCAGCCGCTTAATGAACTCAGGATTCGCACCTGGTTGGAATCCTTCCCGTTGTTGAACTGCATGTTGTATCTCGTGGAGAAGTGATGATCTGAACTCGTCAAAGTTTGCTCCAGTCACTTCGATGGACTCAGGAAGGTCTACGTCACCCTTCTTAAATGGGGCAAGGTATCCTCCGCCCATCTTCTCGTTGGGGCCAAATGCACCGGTAACTTGAAGTTTTGCTAGATCAGGATATTGTCTGAAGAGTTCTGGATGCTCGAGAATGTCCTCGAGATTGGCGTCGAAATACTTTTCAGATTTAGGATCGAACTTGAGCTTTGAAGCTGCGTCGTCAATCTCAAATTTGCGGAGACCTTCTGGACCTATATATGCTCTCTTCTTGGTCCAATCTTCGATGGTATTCTCAAGAGGTATTACAGCGTCGCGAACAGCTTGCGGTGGATCGACAGCCTTCGCCCCACCCATGATCTTCCGCAGTGGTCCGGCCAACTTCCCAAAGGGCAGTAGGGAAGCGGCTGCCAACCCGCCGGCTACTGGGTCTTGAGCCCTACGCGCGCGTTCCATATCTCGGAGGGCCATGACCTGGCCGAGTATCGGCACGGAGCCTAGAGCCATATCCCCTGCGGTTTGGGGCGAAATGAAGTCCTGCTCAGGCTGAGGGTCGAGTGAGAATTGGCTCTTAAGCCAATTGCCGAAGCCTTGCCCTCCGCCACCTTGCGTGCGGAGGGCTTGGACTAACCGGTCCGCGTCCACGTTAGATTACTATTTTGGGTACGGGCACGCCACCAGTCATCATACCCAAGAAAATGAGTAGCATGATGAGACCGGTGATGATACGGACGAGTTTGTTAGCTTTTGGTTCGAGGCCCATCCAATCTACGATGAGTGTTACCACGTAGAATATGACAAGCATGAAAACCAGGACGATGAGCAGTGACCATAGGCTCATGATTTTCTCCGCAGTGCAGACACCAGATGCTTCCGCTTATCCGCAGCATGGAACTCCTTGGCGACAGAGACTGAGGGGCCACCGCCTGGTTTCTTCCAACCATGCGCTACTGCGGCCATCAGTCTTTCCTGTGCCAAGGACTTTGAAGGCATCACTTCCCTCGGAAGTTGAAGACTTCAAGACGTCAGAAAGGTCAGTCTTCTTGACCTTCCGGAATGACGTCAATCGTTGCTGGGGCCGAGCGACCTGATGTATCCCGTGCATTGAGCCAGCTGAGCTCTATCTTCAGAGCCCCGCCATCCGCTCCGGTCACTTGTGCAGGGATCAGCTTGGAGTAAATCTGATAAAACTTATCTGGATTCTGATGGGCCCAGGTAGCCAGCCGTGGTATCCCACCAATTAACTCAAAAGCATGTTGAAATTGCTGCCTCACGTTCCGGGTCCGTGTGAACGCAGGTAGTTGCCCACAGGACGCCAGATTGTTGAGGTAATTCTCCACCTCCGCCATTGTAATCGTCGGTGGATTGTCCTCTGAAGCCTTGGCTTCAGGGAACACTTGCTTCAGTACTGATGTGTTCTGCTCGCTCACTTGCCCTTCTGTTTGGTTCGTAGAGCTTGCGCCAAGAACTTCTTTGAATGGCTACGTGCTTCGAGGGCAGGAGTCTCAGACTTCTCGGCTGGTCCTGTGGGGCGAGAACTGGCCGGAGGCTGAGGATTAGACTTCATGGGCGTCCTCCTGAGGAATTTGATTCTATATGATTATATTATACGCTCGGAGCCCTTGGAAGTCTAGAGTTATTTTCTGATTATGCTGAGCCGAAGGCTGAATAATAGGCACGATAAGTTGAAAATTTAGTACAGTATACTATACATGTAGCATTTCTATTAGTCATACAGCATTTCGTACAATAAGCTGGAGGGCCTCAGGCAAGCTGCCACGGGGGGTGCCCCGCCGGGGTGCCGGGCCACCGTTCGTCGGCTGGGATCTGTAACCCATTGATTTTAAAGGAAATTTTATTTCGTGCGAGCCGACGAACGGTACTTTACTCTTACGGTGAAAGGAGTAGAATAGTAATCGTTGTGAGGGCGTTAACCGGTGCCCTACCCTTACCGGTGGACTAATCGAAAGGAAGTAGAAATGGCTAAGAAGTCGAAGATTGCCCCTGCCTCGGAAGCCCCTGTCGCTGACGCGCCTGCGGCTGCCCCTGCCGAAGTCCCGGCGGAAGTGTCCGCGAAGTCGAAGCGGGCGTCCCTGACCCTGAAGTCCGTGAAGTCCGGTGCCTCGTTTACGTTTAACGTGCGCCCGGAGTCGCGGATGAAGGGTGGCGCCGAAGGCCCGACGCTGACGATTAACGATGCCGAAGTGAAGACTAAGGTGTCGTCGAACGAACGCGTGGCGGCCGAAGGCCGTGCTCTGTGGCGGTTCTGGATCGCCCTCCCGAGCGGCGAGTTTGGGTACGTGATTACCGTGCCCGGCGAGTCGGTCGAGATGTTCGTGGAGGCGAACGGGGATGCGTTTACGACCGAATCGGGGCGTGCCTCCCGGCCTGACCCGAAGCGCGAGCTGGCGAAGCCGATCGTGCGGAAGCCGAAGGAAGTTGCGGCCGAAGCCCCGGCGGAAGGTGAGGTGGCGACTGCGAAGTAAGGATGACCGGGCCGAAAGGCCCGGTTTTTCAAGCCCAGCGCTGAAAGGCGCTGGGCTTTATTTTTACTTGCGGATGACTTAAACTCAATCTGGGGTCAATGGGGCCGGACTCAATGCGCTCGACGCTCAATGCCCCTCGGAAGTGGGGTTCCGGTTCCGGGTTCGCCTATTCCTCCCCACTGCCGCTCTTTTCGCTCTATAATCCATATTTTTCATGACCCACAGATGGTTCTAAACTACCCGCCTACCCGATACTTTACACTAAACTAACCCGGAACCCGGAACCCCACTATAAAACTCCTTAAAAATTAAAGACTTACATACGTACCAGCCGGTTCCGCTCCCACCGACGCGGAACCGCATCTCGCTCCGAACCCGGAACCTTCTGCTAACGCCGTTTAGCCACTAAATTCTTCCCCGTTACACCTCCCGTAAGGGTATAATACTTATACCGGCACTCTGCCGGCGACGACTAATTCAAGGAGACAAGAGAATGGCAACGGTAACTGAACTACGTGCCGCCTTAGCTAAGGCAGAGGAGGCCGAGCGGAAGAGCAATAGAGCCAAGGAAGAGGCAGCATACAAGTCACTTAAAGAGCTGCTTCTTACTGATCCCTGGGAATACATAATCACCCCATGGGAGTATAAGCAATTCATGAATCCAAATCCCATCAAGGGCGCCACCATCGAGCGGAGGCTCGGCCCAGAAACAATCGCTGAATGGGAGGCCCGTACCGGCTTCTCTTTCAGGGACGCGTGCAACGCACGTATGGGGGGCCATGACAATACGAAGTGGCATGGAATGTTCTACTACCGTACTGACGAGAACATTCTTACCCACGATGGAGGTGGGACCCATGTTCTCAGGGATCCAAAGCTCTGCTCTGACGAGGAGTGGGCCCAAATCCTTTCCGGCAATATTCCCAACAAGTTCAAGAGGTAAACATGGTAAAGATTGGTACGTACATGGAGAAGCCGACTCTCACGCTTCTCCGCTCCGCCGACGACAGATACGGCTTTAGCTTTGGTATCCAAAAGGCTAAGCTCATTCTCGAGCACATCGAAGAGATCAAGTCTTTCGTCGCAACCGAAGAAGCAAAGGAGAAGGACAATGCCTAGCAACGTAGTGACGATCACTACGTTTGAAGGTAAGTCCATGCAAGTAGTGGACGAGGAGTTTTACAAAATCCTGTCTATGGCCATTACGGCCCTCGGCAGGCTCGACGATGCTTCCCCGATGGAGAAGCGTGCTCTTACTGCTGCCCTTAAATTGGAGAATTTATGAAAAGGTATACTCTGCTCTGGTTCTGGAGAACGTACGACAACCAACTGAAGAGGGTGGAAACCTCGGCCAATGAACTCTGGCCTCTCCAAATCCTCGCCGCCGAGCTCAAGAAAGACCCCGAGAACAATAAGGATGTCGCCATCTACGACGGCATGAATAAGGTGGAATGATGAGCTACAATCCTCCGATCTATCCAGTACTCCGGGCGTTCGGTGTTGATCCTAAGTTGGGAAAACTGCCGAATAACGAGCAGGTCATCTACGGACCTAACGGCATCTTTCTCCTCCCACCCAACGGGAAGGACGACCGAGGCAAGACTAAGCGTCAACATCGGCTTATGATCCAATGCCCCCATTGCACCAAGATCGTAAGCTGCGGCCGGTACGGACAACATAGGAAGGTACATGAAAACAGATAAGATGATCTACATTGGGGACTTGCCCCAAGAAGTACAGAACCAGCTCTCGGAGTTCTGTAAGGCGAACAGGCCCTACCAACCTGTTCTTTCCACCGTCGAGAAGTGGTCAATGCAAGAGATCATTGACGCCTACCTGATCTGGAACGGCATTATGGGCTACACGTATCAGATCATTAAGTTGTTCGAAGCAATCGAAGAAGCACAATCAAAAGGAGAGTAAAGATGGCAGCAGAAGCTGATGTCCTCCAGATGCTAGACATCCGTGGGGGCGTGGTACAGGTCGAGGTAAAGGCCCAAGATGGGAAGGCACATACAATCTGGGTTAATGTCGACGGAATCTGTCGTCTAAGGATCCAAAACCCGGAGCATTATCAATACAATCGTTCCAGTTCAACTGTGAAGGCGGACCCGAAATGAAGACATATCTGGGTGATGGAGTCTACGCCGACATCGAGAATAATATGGTCAAACTTACCACTGAGGATGGCATCTCAGTCGGCAATGTGATATACCTTGAGTCTGAGGTATACGATGCTTTGGTTAACTTCGTAGCAAACAACTGGGAGACAAAATGAGCACCATCGACTTACATAAGCAACTAGGCGCCCTAGGCTCCAAGCGTAGCTCCGCAGGAGCGAAGGCAGTTGGCTACCTTCGTGGAGCTCTTAAATGTAATGAGATTCCACCCGAGTCCATTCCTCAAGTGACAGAGATTATCAAAGAATGGGACGATGCGGTCAAGGACTTCGAAGCATTGATTAATGGAGAGAAAGATGCTTAAGAACATATTTCTCTGGGCCATAACCTACGTTATCCTGTACTGGGTATTCGACTGGCTCTTGAGCCTTCCCCGTTCGTCGCAAGTTATAGCACTGGCCGCTTTCTTCACTCTTCGCGGAATGATTGATGAAGCAAGAGAGAAAGAAGCCACGAGAAACCCTACCCGCCCACGCTGACTTAGGGTATAATACTATTACCGGCACTCGTTGCGAGGCTGGTCTAACCAAGGAGCAAATAGATGTCTTACTCACTGAAACACCTAAAGGATATGGTCTCCCGCCAAGCTACTGGGATGACCAAAGATGAGGCGCACGCGAAGGGAATCTGTATAGCGTGCAAGAAGCCAATCTCGGAGCATGGTCCATCCTCCCCCGCAGGGATTCGGGAATACCAGATCAGCGGTATCTATGGAGACGAGTGTTGGGACAAGTTCCTCGGTGTCGATGCCGACGGGAACTACACGAACCAAGACCCGGATTTGAAGCCAAGTCCGAAGGTTCCTCATCCAGGGTACTGTCGCCACCCCGAGAAGTGTGCTGGTCTCTCGGCCTGCCCCCGCGATATCAGCTGCATCGACTAACATGGCTAAGCGAAAACTGAACGGGCACGATAGCGCCCGACCATACAGGGTTCGTGATCCCGAGACCATGAAGTTTTTGGTGGGGAGGAACTATGTCCATCCTGACAATGCTCTCGACGGAGCTTGGAAAGCAATCCACTGGGCCGCAGTGGGCGACACCCTCGAGGTGATTAACATAAATGACGGCGAACGCTGCCTCGCTCAATACAAATCGCTCGTCAATGGGGCGAGAATTCTCAAGGGGAAATGATGCCACGCGGTGTATACCAACGTAAGCCGAAGGCCAATACTAAGGCTGTTCGGATCAAGGACAACCTCGCCGTGGCTAAGCACATCGAGGCGATCACTAAACAACCGAGACAGGGACAACCGATCCCCACCGAGCGGTATCTTGCTCTGGCCTGTCTCAAGATGATACTGGAGATGTGATGGTAGACCTACTTGATCCGTGGGACGAAAACGCACCTCATCGTATCATCCCCAAGGAGGACAGACTGCCCGAGGCGGTGTGGGTAGAGGAATGGGCTGACTCGTTCACTCCTGGCGAGTGGAGGACAGCTCAAGGTGTAGTATACAAGATTAAGGACATGAGCACCGACCACTTGATCAGCGCTGCCGCCTTCACATGGCGGAAGGGGATGCACCTCAGAATCGCGCATCCTCAGTCGTCTTCACTCCTCCCATTGCGGAAGAAGTTGAAGGAATTGTTGGCTATCGTGGCCGACAGGAAGGACCAGATCTGAGAATGATGTTGACCACTGGAAAGGAGTAGACGCTCAGACTGGTTAGGCGTATAATAAATGCTCGAATCGGGAGAGAGATGCGCATCTCTTTCCAGATGTTTGGACGAGGCCAAGTAAGTGATTCCGGGGTGCAATGCCCCTCGCTTACCCAACCAAGTCCCAGATTCGGCATCTGGAGGTACAATAAATGGGGTTCGATGATGGTGACAATATCCTCCCATTTGAGAGGAAACTCATTACACCCATAGAGCTCATCGGAGAATACTTCCGCATTCGTGGACTCAAACCAGAGATCATAAAAGCTGCTGGTATACGTGTAGTAGGAAGCATGAAGGAGATGTTTGATCTTCTTGGGTATAATAAAGCAGTATGGGCAGCTCAGAAAGCTGGATATACTTGTGGGATTGCCTACCCATCTACTGGAGATCCAGAATCTAAAGTCTATCGTGTACGCTTACTGCGACCTAACGCTCCTGATCTATTCACTCCAGTAAGAGATCAAAAAGAATTTAAAGGCAAGTATCTCGGTGTAGTACACGAACTTAATGTACTATACCAAGTCCCCACTAGTATCCTCAAGATTAAAGAACCCCACGATGTAATGTTAGTCGAGGGTGCGTTCCAAGTTTTGCGTCTAGCCCAAGATGGGATCGACGCTGTAGGCATTTCTGGTGTTTACAACTTTCGAGTAGGTGATAAACGAACAGTCGTAATCCCCAAACTTATCGACCGAGTGCAATCTAAAGAAATGAAACGATTGATTATAGCACTCGATTCTGATCAAGAACATAACCCGCAAAGTCACGTCGCTATCAATCAACTTGCCATTGAGCTACTTAAACATAAGAAAGATCACGAAATATATGTAGCCTACCCTCCATCGGCAGAGGATGGATCAAAACAAGGATGGGATGATTTTCTACAACGGGAGGGTCGAGCAAAGTTTGATGAGCATCTTCGAAGCAATTTACATAAATGGGAGGACAATGAATATATGAGAAAATGTATCGCGTGGCAGCGATACATTTTGGTTGAATCCACCGGCAATTTCTTTGACACTCATCCTGAGGTATTCAAAGAAGTGCCACCTGCCACGGCGGATCGGACAATGATGCGCGAAGCACAG